GCTCATGTGTATGGTATGCCATATCAAGTGCTTGCGTTGTGTTTATAGCCTTGACTACCACACTATCAGGATAGAATATACCAATCGCACCCGAACGTCTACCCTTTTGCCATGATACCTTATAGGTTTTCATTGTCACCACCGAACTCCTCTATTAAAAATTCTATTTCGTCATCATTTGCATTATGAAGATAATAATGAATTCGATCTTCTATGGCAAAGTTAATTAGAGTATTCATATCCCAACTATCAATCAGGTTTTCAACAGCTTTTTCTATCTGGTCATCTCTATTGGTCATCTTATCTCTCCAATTTTCTGGGACATCCCAGATTTATTTGTCCGGAGTTATCCAATCTAATGCGCCATTAAGATATTGGTGCATTTCCTTACCTGACATACGAGACGTTGCGTGATGTGATCCATTGTAATTCACCAGACAATAACCACCATAACATTCTGCAAAGTCCAAGTCCATGTGCGCTGCTTCGTGCAGCATGGCGTTAAGACGATCTAACTGATTTTGCAGTGTTGTTTTTGTAATTCGATAAGCCATTTAATTTCCTTTCAATTTTCTGGGATGTCCCAGATTTTATATCATGTCTTCTGTCATCCATGCGGCGAATGCCACCATACCTAATACGCTACCGGAAAGCAACCCTATTTGTGGAATGAATCCAAAATTCTCTGGACCAATTACCATCATGGATATTAAGCCGCACGTTACTGATAGAAATGCAGATATTACTCCAGCGATTTTGATTGTCTTTGTCATTTTATTTCCTTTCATGTTGATAAGTGAACTCTATAGAACCCCCTGACGGGTGTCAAGGGGTTCCGTAGAAGTCACTTAAACGCGTTCATTCCGAGAGACTGTAACAGTTCCTCTCCCGTGAGTTCCTTCGTTTCCCTAGGTAGTGGGTCCAGTTCCTCCGCTACCGCTAGCAACTGGGCATTTGTGGCGTCAGGGATGTGCTTCATGATCGCAGACATAATGTCATTGATGCTGATCGTATGGGTTTCCTCGGTGGCTTCCTCGGAAGCTTCCTCGGTGGTTTCCTCAGTGGCTTCCTCAGTATCCCCGGAAGCTTCCCCGTTATCCTTCTCAGCGTCTTTCTGCGCTTTCTGGATAGCTTTCCGCATAGCATCGATCTTCCGCCATCCGTTAGTTTCCCCCTCCGCTACTACCTCGTCGAAGTTCTCTGACACAAACTTGATGTCTCGAATGTGGTTTGAACGATCAGCCTGAGATAGGCCCACAAACATATCCTGTAGCGTTTGACTCGCGTCTATCATTCCCACTGTCAGGGATTTTGTAGGCCATGAGCCGTTGGTCTCTTTCCAGATTATGTTTGCAGCAAACGGGTGTATTTCTAGCACTAGCTTTCGTGCTACCTTCGCATCGGTTTTGACCGCCTTGACAAGTTCCTTGTTAATGGTTTCAGCGGTAACTTCAACGGTTTCGATCTTAGACATTGTTATCTCCTGTGGGTTTGTCGTTGTCGATGAACAATACATAGGGATGGGTTCTGAGGATGTCCAGAGAAAATTCTGGGACGTCCCACTTTTTTCTGAATATCCCCTAAAATGTGACAATTATGCAACAGTTTCCCTGTATATATATAAGGTATCTGGTCATGGTGTGGTTCTGAGGTGGTCTTGAGGATTTCTTGGGATGTCCCATAAACCATACTCAGGTATTCTTTCTTCTCACGTTTTATCCGGTAGTTCTCAGGTAGTCCTGAGGTGGCGTTGTGGTTACCAGGTAGTCCTAGGTGTTCTGTGGTGGTCATAGGTAGGCCGGGGGGCCCCATTGACGCCGCTCCATGTTATATATACCCTCATGACCACATGGGAAGCAATTTGGAGGTCCATGAATTAGATAACTAATTTAACTAAAGTAGAATTAAGGGGTTGACTTCTTAGGTGAGGCGGGGTATTCATAAGAAATCCTAAGAAACCCTATTGACAAAAGAAGCTAAATATGTTATAATATAGTTATATTAGGTTATTCATTAAGTATGTTATTAAAATTAATAACTTAGTTATTCTTAAGATACTTAAGTTAGTCAAACCGTTAGGTTTGGAGGTTTGTCTTTTAAAGGAGAGCGTTATGAACTATAGTTACGGAAGAAAGAAACCTTCTAAAAAGAAGAAACCTAAGAAGAAGAAATGATAAACTATCGGGGCGAGAAGTTTTCTGGATACAACAAACCAAAGAGAACTCCCGGCAAGTCAAAGAAGTTTGCAGTTCTTGCTAAGAAGGGGGATAAAGTTAAGTTGGTTAGGTTTGGTGATCCAAACATGACAATTAAAAAAGATCAACCTTCTCGTCGTAAAAGCTTCCGTGCGAGGCACAAGTGCGACACAAGTCCTCCAAATAAACTAAGCGCAAGATATTGGAGTTGTAAGAAATGGTAACTGTCTTCCTACATTGTAGGGCAAAGTCAGGAGTAATAGATGTCAGATACAGAAGAAGCACCAAAGAAAAAAAGAGGCAATCCAAACTTTCATAAAGGAATGAAAGCTCTTAATCCAGAGGGTCGTCCCAAAGGTTCCCTAAACAAATACACAAAAATCTCAAGAGAACTTATGTCCTCCAAAGGACCAGAGATTGTAAACAAAGTAATTGAGATGGCATTGGAAGGCGACAGGCATTGTCTGAAGATGTGTATGGATAGGATTATTCCCACTTCAAAAGCAGTAGAGATTACACACGAACATCAGGACTTAGGTGTTAATATTATAATCGAAGGTGTAAAAGCCGTAGAAGCCAAAGAAGCAAAAGAACAGGAAGTGTTTGAAGCAGAGTTTGAAGAAGTTAAATGGGGTGAACCTACTGTGGACATGGAATAATGCCCGATCTTAAGGTTACTCTTCACGATGCTCAAATGCAAATCTTCAAGTCTGACAAACGATTTAAAGTAGCAAGTTGTGGTAGAAGGTTTGGTAAAAGTTATTTAGCTGCATGGGTGCTAATTATTAAAGCACTTCAAAGTGAGGACAAGGATGTCTTCTATGTAGCCCCTACATTTCAACAAGCTAAAGATATTCTCTGGTCAATCCTTAAGGACGTAGGCCAAGATGTAATTAAAAACACACATGAAAATACTGCTACAATTACATTGGTTAATGATCGTAAGATTTATCTAAAGGGATCAGACAGGCCAGATACTTTACGAGGCGTGGGACTAGCATATGTCGTAATGGACGAATATGCCTCAATGAAACCAGAAGTGTGGGAGATGATACTTAGGCCAACACTGGCAGACGTTAAGGGTGGTGCTTTGTTTATAGGCACACCCGCAGGTAAAAACCATTTTCACAAGTTATGGCTAGAAGCACAACTAACAGAAAACGAAAAAGATTGGGAGTCTTATCAATTTGTTTCAACAGATAATCCTTTTTTGGACCCCGATGAAATCCAAGCCGCCAAAAAAACCATGTCTACTCAAGCGTTTCGTCAAGAATTTGAAGCTACGTTTGAAAGTTTTTCTGGTGGAGTTTTTAAGGAAGAATGGGTTAAGTATGAAGATGATGAAGAATTTGATGAAGATACGGCCTCTAAAGTGGGTTCGTATGTGGTTTCAGTCGATCCGGCGGGCTATGAAAAAAGCGATAAAGCCAGAGGATTAAAGTCTTCTAAACTAGACGAGACAGCCATATCAGTAGTTAAAATAGTTGGTGATGAGTGGTTAGTTAAAGACATACACCATGGTCGTTGGAACATTAAAGAAACAGCAGAAAAAATTATTACAATAGCTGAAGATGTAAATGCAACGACAGTAGGAATTGAATCAGGCGCTCTTAAAAATGCTATCATGCCCTACATTGAAGATGAGATGAGAACAAGAGGTTCTTGGGTTAATCTTACAGATGTTACTCACGGTGGCAAAAGAAAACAAGATAGAATAGTTTGGTCATTGCAGGGTAGGTTTGAACACGGCAAGATTAAGTTTAGAAACGCAGAGTGGAACCATCATTTTATAAGTCAAATGCTAGACTTTCCAAGTCCACTTTCTCACGATGACTTGTTAGACTCTTTGGCATACATAGACCAAGTTTCAGTAGCAGACTTTGCACAACAAATAGAAGTAGACGAGTGGGAACCTTTGGATACTGTATCAGGATATTAATTTATGGATGAACTATCATATAAAGACCCCAAAGCATCCCTAGTTTCGTGGGTTATGGATAAGGTGGAAGAATGGGAAACCCACCGTAATACCAACTACATGGAAAACTGGGACGAGTATTATCGCATTTGGCGCGGTATTTGGTCATATGAAGATAAAACCCGTGAGTCTGAAAATTCTAAACTAATCTCCCCCGCTACTCAGCAAGCTATTGAATCAACTGTATCAGAACTAGAAGAAGCTATTTTTGGACAAGAAATGTGGTTTGATCTACGTGATGATGTTCTTGACCAAAATTCTATCGACGCTACGGTAGTTAAAGTTCTTTTACAGGAAGATTTAAACAGGTGTAAAGTAAAAGATGCAGTAGTTGAGTGTCTTTTAAATGCTGCTATCTACGGTACAGGTATTGCTAAGATTAATGTTATAGATGAAATAGAGCGTGTACCAGTAGAAACCGCTGTTCCTAATACTCTTACTACAGATGTAAGTGTTGAAGAAAAAGTAATTACTTCTGTAAAAGTTGACTCACTTACCCCCAAAGAATTTGTTATTGATCCTTGTGTAACTTCTATTAACGATGCTCTTGGTGTAGCACAGATTGTTACCAAGCCTAAGTATGAAATAATTGAAGGCATGGAAGAAGGAGTTTATGAAGATAAACCTCTTGGAAGTTATGACCATGTTGACTTTGGTTATGACGAAGAGTCGGATGGTGATTCTTCCGACATGGATAAAGTTAAGCTTGTAGAATACTGGGGAAGGGTTCCTAAAAAATATCTTAACAGCAAGACTGATGGCTTGTTAGAAGAATTTGATTATGAAGACGATGAGCTAGTAGAAGCGGTTGTTGTTATTGCAAATGATTCTGTGGTTCTTAAGGCGGCTGAAAACCCGTACTTAATAAAAGATCGTCCGTTTGTATCTTTTCAGCTAGATAGGGTTCCTAATAAGTTCTGGGGACGAGGCGTGGCAGAGAAAGGTTACAATCCTCAAAAAGCTCTTGATGCAGAACTAAGAGCAAGGATTGACGCTCTGGCCCTTACAACGCACCCCATGATGGGTGTGGATGCTACTCGTCTCCCAAGGGGAGTCAAGTTCGAGGTTAAAGCCGGTAAGACAATTCTTACAAATGGCGACCCTCGTTCAACCTTGTACCCCTTAAACTTTGGAAATGTAGCAAATTCTACATTTACTGAAAGTGCTGAACTAGAGCGCATGGTTCAAATGGGTACGGGAGCAATGGACGGAGCTAATAGTAATTTCTCCAACCCCCGTAATTCCACTGCTTCTGGTATGTCTATGTTACAGGCAGCATCAATTAAACGTCAGAAGCGTACCATTATGAACTTTCAGGAAAACTTCCTTATTCCTTTAATTCATAAGTCTGCACTACGCTACATTCAGTTTGCACCGGAACGGTATCCGGCAGGAGACTACAAGTTTAAAGCATACTCAAGCATGGGTATTATGGCTAAAGAGTTGGAGATAATGCAGCTTATTCAGCTTATGTCCATGACTCAGCCGGGAACTCCTCCCCATGCTATGCTTCTCATGTCCATCTTTGAAAACAGTTCTGTACCTAACAGGGATGCAATGAAACAAGCCATTGCTCAAACAATGCAACCTGATCCTCAGATGGCACAAGTACAGCAAATGGCTCAACAGCTTGAACTAATGAAGCTACAGATGGAAATTGAAGAGATGAAAGCTGGTGCAATGAAAGATACTGCACACGCTGTTAAGTTACAGTCTGAAGCTCAATCTAAAATACCTGAAATTGATATGCTTAAGCTTCAAACAGAGTTAGCAGAAAAAATGGCACGTATTGAAAAAATTAAAGTAGAGTCTGAAAATGTAAGGTCTGAGACAATGCGTAATGGTCCTGAAGTACAACATCTTCAATCAGAAACTCTCCTTAACATTGCAAAAGCTAACAACCAGTGACTGATAGAGAAATTCTTGAAGGACGTTTAGAACTATTTACCAAGGCTGCTTGGATTTCTTTTACAAAAGAATTAGAAGAAATGGCAAAATCTTTGGAAAATATTCAAAACATACCTGACGAGAAGACCCTCTTCTTACGAAGGGGTCAGGTGGATATGCTAAATATGATAATTAATTTAGAGGAAACCACCAAACTAGCGTTGGATCAATTAGAGTTAGATATCTAATCCCAACATTTTTTAACTCCATAATCTTTATAGACGGAGGATTGGTAATATGGATAGCATCGTTGTAGAAGAAAAAACCGAAACGCCTGAGGAAGCAGAAGAGTATGCGAACATCGAAGAGGCTCCCGAAGTGGAACAACCTCAAGAACAGCAAGAGATGGAACTGCCTGAAAAGTTCAAGGGTAAATCGATGGAAGACATTGTGTCTTCATATGAAAACCTTGAAAAAGAACTTGGACGGAAGGGACAAGAAATAGGCGAACTCAGAAAACTAACAGATGGAATTCTTCAACAACAGATTACCACACCAGAAAACGGAACAGTCGAGCCTGAAGAGGAGGTCGATTTCTTTGATAACCCTGAAGAAGCAGTCAGTAAAGTTATTGAAAACCATCCTAAGTTCCGTGAGTTTGAGGAGCAGCGTCAAGTACAACAGATTGAGACGACTACTGCTAAACTTAAAGAGGCACACCCTGATTTTATGGATATTGTTTCAGATTCAAAATTTCAGGAGTGGGTTCAGGATAGCCCCGTAAGAAAGCAGCTTTTTGTTTCGGCACACAATTATAATTTACCAGCCGCTATGGAACTAATGAATAATTGGAAAGAGCGATCACTGATAAATAACACAAGTGAAGTTGAAGCAGAAAAAGCAGCTAACCGCGAACAAGCTATGAAGACAGGAAAAAGTGTTTCCCGTACTTCTTCTGAATCTACATCCGGTAAAAAAATCTACCGTAGAGCTGATCTAATCAGGCTTAAAACTACTGACCCTACTCGTTATGAGTCGTTACAGGATGAAATCCTAGCTGCTTATGCGGAGGGTCGTGTTAAGTAACCCTCATAAAGAAAGGAATTAAATTATGGCTTTGGGTTCTAATCATCAAACTACCACAACGGCGGCTAAGTTTATCCCCGAACTGTGGTCCGACGAAGTTATTGCCGGTTATAAGGCAAATCTCGTTCTAGGTAACCTCGTTACCAAAATCAACCACGCCGGTAAAAAAGGCGATACGATCCACATTCCGGCTCCGGTTCGTGGTTCTGCTAACGCTAAAGCTGCAAATACAGCAGTTACTCTTCAGGGTGACACCCACACTGAAGTACAGGTTAGCATTAATAAGCACTATGAATATTCTGTAATGATCGAAGACATTACGGAAGTTCAGGCGCTTCAATCGCTTCGCCGGTTCTACACCGACGACGCTGGCTATGCTCTTGCTACGCAGGTCGATACTGACTTGTTTACTCTCTCTGAAGCTTTTCAGGGCGGAACAGTAGGTGGCACGGGTGCGGCTCTTTACGAAAAAGCTGTTATTGGCGGAAACGGAACGACCCTGTATACGGGTAACTCCACGAACGCTACCGACCTGACGGATGCTGGTATTCGTGCCATGATCCTCAAGTTGGATAACGCTGACGTTCCTTCGGATAACCGTTGCATGGTTATTCCTCCGATTGCTGCTAACGATATGCTCGGCATCAACCGCTTCACTGAACAGCAGTTTATTGGTAACGGTGACGCCATCAAGACTGGCAAAATCGGCAGCATCTACGGCATGGACGTTTATGTTTCGTCTAACTGCCCGTCCATTAACTCCGATGCTCAGCGCGTTGGTGTTATGATGCACAAAGATGCTCTGTGCCTTGCGGAGCAAATGGGTGTCCGTTCGCAGACTCAGTACAAGCAGGAGTACCTTGGTGACCTGTTTACGGCTGATACGTTGTACGGTGTCGCAGAACTTCGCGACAATGCTGGTATTGCTTTTGTTGTACCCGCTACCTAAGTAGGTCTGGGGAGTCTCTGGTCTTTTTGGCTAGGGACTCCCTCCCTTTATACAGGATAAGCCAATATGATTACTATTGAAGCAGCTTTATCAGACACTAGTTACAGCTTAGAACTGGAAAAGATTAAAAATAAAATAGCACAGCTATATAAAGAACTGCTTACAAAAACATTTAAACAGGCAAATCCTGCTGCAAGCCTAGAAGAGTTGTATAGTTTTTTAGAAGAAAATGAATTAGAGTTTAAAGATACAGAAGAGTTTGAAGACGAAGCGGAAGACATCGAAAATATTTTATCACTGCTTTCCGATAAAGAAGATTTAGATCAGGTTAAAGAAAAGTCTTTTGAAACTCCTTCGGTAGCCACCGGCAAAACACCGGGAAACAAATCAAATGAAAAAGGTGACGTTCCAAACACCGTAGCTTTAAAAGATTACAAAGGAGGTTTGTTTACTCCTTCAGATAAAAAAGTCAAGAAAGTTACAAAGGCACTTAAGACTCCTACAGGAAAAGTAACCAGAGTTATTGACGATAATCCCAAAGTAAATACTGAAATGTTAAAAGCAGTGTGGGATAAAGAACGGGACAAGCTTTTAAAATTAGTCAGAGAACGTAACAAGGAATATGGTGTTGTACTATGAAACCTGTTAAAGACAGAAAAGCCGGTAGCTTTGTCAAAAAGAAAAAGAAAAAGATGACAGAGGAAAAGAAAAAGAAAAACCTTGCTCGCTGGGCAGGGGAAAGACTTAGGGTATCCTAATGCCACGGGGACAAACAAGACCATTATTTAAACCCATGCCTAGAGTTCAAACTCCTAAGTGGTCTAGGCAACAGTTATTTATAAAACTTTCAAATCAACGACAAGACGAAAGAGCGCCTTATGATGACGGAGATCAAGCTCTTTATGGTAGTGCTAAATCGTTATATGGAATAGCTAGATATTCTTCACGCAGTTAAACACAAGAGGTAACAAATGAGCGATTATACAATTCAAGTTAGCTGGTCTGGTAAAGATGCTTTAGCCGATTCTAACGCAGCTAAAATTGTTTCCGGTGCAGATTTTAACACAGAGTTTTCTGCTGTTCAAACTGCTGTAAACAGTAAGTATGACTCTGCTGACCTTGGTGTAACTCTTCAGCAGTACGATGCTGATACCGTTAAAAAAGATGTTCAAAATACTTTTACCAAGGCTCAATTGCCAAGTACCTATACCGCTGCGCTGTCGGCAACCAGTGGTGTGCTGGACTACGACACCTATCAAAACTTCATAATCACATTGGCAGCGGGATCTAACACGCTTGCGGCTCCGACGACGGAGGGATCGCAGATAGGGCAGTGCGGGGTTATTATATTCGTTCAGCCAAGTTCCGGCGCTGCTGCAACGGTATCGCTACATGGCGACTATGAGACGGCTGCGTCGGCTGGTTTGGTGATCTCATCTGCAAACAATGATTACGACATCGTTCCTTATGTCGTGAAAGCGGACAACAGTATCCTGCTTGGCGCAGCCCAACTAAATTTCGGGTGATCTGATGTTTACTGAAAGCGGACAGTTTTTTACATCAAGCGGCGGATATGAAATAGATCAGTCTATTCGTTTTGATAATGTCAATGGTGTAGACGCTGGTGGCGCACAAATGTTTCGTTTGGCACTAACTGGTACGCCAACTAACACTAAAAAAGCAACAATTTCGGCATGGGTAAAAAGAGCTACTTTAGGGTTTAATCAGGTCATAGCTTATTCAGGCGATCCAAACGGATCAACGTCGGAAACCCTCAGGTTTGATACGGCTGATACTCTGACTTTTGGACAAGCGTCATCGGATTATGTTCTGACCACAACACAGGTCTTTAGAGATATTGGGGCGTGGTATCATATTGTAGCTGAAATTGATACTGCTAACGGCACCAGCGCCGATAGAGCTAACCTGTATGTCAATGGAACAAAAGTTACTTCATTTAGCACAGAAAATTATCCAACTCAGGACTATGTAATAAACTGGACTGCTAGTAGTAGTTCAATTGCTCATACGTGGGGTACTAATGGTATACCGTCTGCTGGTCCCTCATCACAACTTTTTGCTGGGTACATGGCAGAAATGTTTGTGCTGGATGGTGAAAAAGCTGGGGCTAGTTCTTTTGGCGAAACAAATAATGATGGTGTTTGGGTTCCAATAAAATATTCAGGTTCGTTTGGTAATAACGGTTATTACATGACCGGCGAAACTGCCAGCGCACTAGGAGATGACTTTAGTGGTAATTCTTTAGATTTTACGACAGTAGCCCTAGCCACCACGGATCAGGTTAAAGATACTCCCACTAAAAACTGGTGCGTCTGGAATCCTATCGACACTTCGTTCAACGACAACACAACCAGCGATGGAAATTTAAAAATTACAACAGCTAGTCCCGGCTACACTCGTTTTCAGCTTGGCACCTTTGGCGTGACCAGCGGGAAGTGGGAATGGAAATGGACGCCTACAGCCAGCCTTAGTGACGGCGGAATTGGCGTAGACGATGGCACCAGCCAAGCGGCGACCGGGGCAAGCAGCGGGGCGTTTAGTTCACAATCAGCGAACGGCGTGATCTATCGAAGCGGCGGGACAAAACTTGTGAATGGCAGTGCGACTTCTTACGGAGCCAGTTTTGCCGCTGACGATGTTATCCGTGTCCAGTTGGACTTAGATTCTGGCACAAAAACGATAGAGTTTTTTAAAAATGACTCCAGCCAAGGAACGATTAATCTCAACAACAATGTGACGTATTTCCCGGCACAGTTCAGTGCTGACGCTGGATTAGTAACGGTTGCTGATTTTGGGCAATCAGGATTTACTGCGGCGGCTGGTTTTAATTTATTAAACACGAGCAACCTTTCCACACCAACAATATCTGATGGCTCAAAGTATTTTCAAGCCACGCTGTACAGCGGGAATGGATCAACGCAGTCGATCAACCAATCTGGAAACCGCACATTCCAACCTGATTTCGTGTGGATCAAAAACCGCAGTGCCACAGATGGTCACGTTCTGACCGATGCCGTGCGTGGCGTAACAAAAATTCTGGCATCAGATGCCACCACTATCGAAACCACTGACGCTGACACGCTGACAGCTTTTGAGTCAGATGGTTTTGCGTTGGGCGACGACGATAAAGTAAACACGAGTTCTGAAAATTTTGTAGCGTGGCAATGGTTGGCCGGAAACAGTTCAGGCAGCACTAATGATGATGGATCAGTAGACAGCACCGTTACAGTGAATACCACAGCAGGATTTTCAATTTGTAAATTCAATCCCGGTGGAAATAGCAACGTCACTTTCGGGCATGGGCTTGGGGTAGCACCCCGTTTGGTGCTGGTTAAAAATTTAGAGGACGCCACTAACTGGCAAGTGCTGCA